GCTTCCAAATAATCCCCTTTGTCCACCTCAAAGATCGCGGCACGAGCAACAGTTTTAGCCTCGCTGTTATCATGCAGGGTAATCCGCATCGTGGAACCTGTGACGTCTGACCCGTTAATCCGAGGCCAGAACCAGAATGTCTTGGCGCTTGCAGAAGCCGAACTGAGCTGTGCGGTAAAGTGGATGTAATACTTTCCGGCCTTGGCGAACACGATCCGACTAGTTGGCGAGCCGATGGAAATGTGCTTTGAATACGCCGTGGTGTTCCACGTAATCGCTTTAGCGGTGTTCACTACCGTCTGCGTCTGATCTGTGAAGTCCAGAAACGCGCCGTAAGAAAAGTCCCCGTAATCCTCAAGCGTGCCCCGGTTCGCCATGCCCATCGAACCGGTATACCAGTCCAGTGTCGTCTGGTTGTTTTCTGTGATCTGAGGGGTATAGGTCGTATTGAGCTGCAGAACAATTTGTTCTAGCGAACGAACAAGCTGATCAAACTGTTCCGCGTTGTATTCTTTCGGAGCAGCATTCGGTAAACGAACATTAAAGATCTTGCTCATCGCAAGCCATCCGGTACCACATCAACGCGCAACGTGCCGTAACGCCACTTGCTGCCTACCTCGTCCGATTCAATACGCACTGCAATCTGGCGACCACGCGCACGCGTATCCACCTTCTGTGTCGTCGGCGTAATCGTATGCGGAGACAGTGAACTTGGGCTGGCCGAAGCCTGCGGATACGGACGCAAATAGAGGTTGACAGTGATGTCCCCTACCTGTTCTTTGAAGTCCGGGATAAACCGCTTCATCAGCAACATGTTGTCGCCTTCTGCGATGTCAAAGTATCCAGAATAAATAAACGAGGGGATCGCCGCGCCGTTCGCATCGGTCCCTGTTTCTTGGTTCCAGACAATTGAACGACCTGCGGTCAAGCCCGTAGGATTGCTACCGCCCGAAGGGGTCACTGTACTGGTCGGCAGGAACTGCGCGGCAAGCGGGCTTGGATAGACCGTACGATCGGTCCATGCCGTACGTGCCATGCTGCCGATAGACCAACAGTTTTCAAGGTAATTGTATGTAACAAACCGATCCAAGTAGTCCGACGTGAAAGAGCAGTACCACCATGTCACTTCATTAAACTGCGAGTTCAATCCAACATGGACCTTGGTCCCTTGTACTTTGTTCAAGTCATCGAACACATAGTCTTGTACGGTACAAGGGATCTTTTTCACCGTACCGTCGAACATGTAGAAATCGTCTTTGCCCATCCAGAACGCAATGCCGTTCACGTCAATCGACGCATGTGGGCCGATCAAGCCGCAGTTCACACCGAGCTGCTGGAAGCCAAAGGTATACGGAGGTCCAATGTATTGCATGCCATGCAATGATGTATCCGTATGAATAAGAATCTGACCGCGTGAACGGATAGCAGAGATGATCTCATTACCGTCTGTAAGGCGCTGGCCACCGGCTGTGTTGGTGACTGTTTCGGTAAACGTGGTGATGTTTTCCTGGTCCGAGAAACGCACAAACATCGGATCTTGCGTCGTGCTCGTTCCTACAGTCGTTTCTGTACCAAAGCAAACCAAATGCCGGTCTGGCGTGGATACCAGTGCATACGAACTTTTCGTGGGTGCCCCAGCAAGGGCCGTGGCCCGTGTTCCAACGCCCAAGCTCGTATCGAAGTAGTAGGTCGGGCCATTGACCAACTGACAAACCACGTCTTCGCCGTAGTTATCAAACTGCCATACCCGAGAGAACAACTGCGTACCTACAGAAGCAGGACGTGGAGTGCCCCAGGTCGAAGCGCCCCAACTGCCGGTACCCCAACCAAAGTCAAAATAACTGATGTTGGAGCCAACGTTAATCTGATACGCGCCCACGACAGACGCGCCGCCATTCCCAGAATCCGACGCATTAGCCGCTACAGAAGATGTGATCTCATACGTGTCGGCATCCACGACAAACGTGACTTCCCACTCCGCATTCAATACGGTGTCGGTGATCACGCCGCCAAGGGAAACTGCGCCGCTGTAGGTGACAAAATCCCCTTCAATCGCACCATGGCCGGTGTGTGTTACCGTGATGGTCGTTGATCCATCGGTCGCGGCAAACGTGACATCGCCCGCGGAAGTGGTCGTACGGATGGGTGTGATGTCTGTCCAGACCCCGCCATAGGCCACATACAGCTTTTTGTTTGTGCCGACAAGGACGTAAGGCGTGCCGTCAAGCGCGGTCCACGGGAAGACCTCGCTGATCATGCCGATCAGGTACTGCTCTTCCTCATGAAACGGGGTCCAGCCGCCGATTTTCTCGGGCAGCCCATAGCGAAAACGGATGTAATCGCCGTCGGTCCACCCACCTTCGGCGCCATATTCCGTGTTTTGCTTATCAATACCCGGTTTTAGGGTGAGCTTAAAGAAAGACATTGTCAGGCCTTTGGTGGTGGATCTTGCGCGATTTTCGCATCAACGGCGTCGTTTGTCATGGGCGGATGCAGACCACTTCCGGGTCTAAACATGGGCGGAAGGTCAGACTTTGATACCAATGGACCTCGTCCTTGGTCATGGTCAGCTCCCGCAAGTTGCTGCAGCCAGTTAATCCCCAAACCAAAACGATCACCGCCAAGACCCATAACACGGCATCCTGAGCAATGTCTTTCGCAGGTTTCACGTGAAACCTATTTCTTTTTGGCCTTCATCAGGCACTTGCCTGCTGCTTTGCACTTTGCAGGGGACTTGCAACCAGCGCAGGTTTTGAATGCTGCCCCGCCTTTTTTGTAAGCCATCGGCTTTTTCTTCATCATACCGGGCATCACTTGCTCCTTTTCTTTTTGGCCGTTTTGGCCGATTGCTTAAACGCCTTCGCCGTCGGTGCGCCCTTCGATCCCGGCTTTCTCATTTTCTCGCCAGATCCAGCCTTAATACGCTTACGTTTAGCATGGATATTCGAGTAAAGACCTGCTTTTGCTACCATTTCTTGCAGCTCCAATACCGAGCAGACAGTTTACTCGGCGGGTTGGTGTCACACTTGTGACGTGCACGGAAGGACTTGCGACGAGCCGGTTGGTCCTTCTTGATGCTCATCTTGGCATCGCCAAACCGAATCGTCTTTGTCGTATCGCCTTCCTTCGCAACGACAATAAACTTTTTGGTCGGATGACCCGGCGTACGCTTGGGCTTGTTATAGCCAGAGACACCTGCGCGTGCGAGTTTTGGATCTTTCGTTGCCATAATAAAATCCTTTACCGTATAAACTAACTCTTGCCTAGGTAAAATGATCCCGCTGCGAGCAGTGAAATTTTGATCCAATCGAACGCTACAACAGCATTCTCAAGACGCACAAACTCAGTCACGGTCTTGGTAGTGTCGATCAGACCGAGGAAGTTGAATCCTTTCTGAACTTCTACTGGAACCACAATGTCAAAACCGCTCCCTGCTGCGGTCAGTAGCAACCAGCCGAAGTACAACATCGCCAGCACGAATACACGACGCGCCCACGGCGACCACTTATCGACACCGACACGAGCTGCGGCTGCGTTTGCAGAATCGGTAGCTGCTTTTTGATCGGCTGCCTTAATCTCCTGCTGACCACGAGCCATTGCAAGCTGGTGCTTTTGCAATTCAATCTGCTGACGCTGCGCTTCTGCCTTGGCTTTCTGACCATCAGAAATAAATTTAGACACCATGCCGAGAACACTGCCCCCGGCCATGACGGCGATTTCTGGTCCTAATGCTTCAATCATGCCGATCTCCTGTGTAGAGTTTGATGGCAACAGCGACAACAAGAGCGATGGAAACTGCTGTAAGAAACGTCAGGATCTCAGTCATCCCCCTTCTCCTTTTTCTTCTCTTTGCCTTTGACGTACGCGTCGGCACCGAAGAATGCAGATACCACCAAGCCAACGGACATGAAGTAAACCCCACTCATGTCCCCGATAATCTTGGATTCATTGTCGAATCCTAATGCACCTGTCCCAAATACAAAGAGAGGATATAACAGCATTCCCCATAGAGCCACCCATACCATTTTACGTTGCTGGTCGCGTTTATTGTCTTCGTCCTCGATCTCCAGCCTGCGCCGGGTCATTTCGAGTTCCCATTCCTCACGGCTGATGGTGCCACTCTTGTCGATGTCGATGCGGTCGAAGTCGGTCATGTCAATTTCCTGACAGTGGGTTGTCCAATGCCTTCTGGATCTTATCTTCAAGGTCCGTTTTTGTCTGGTCGACTTTAACCTCAAATTTGTCCAGCTTGCCTTCAAAATATTCTACTTTCTGGTTCATTCGGTTCTCTACCCCATAAACCAACTGCTT